TGCGGTGTAATAGGGCCTGTAAGCTGCTCGGTGTCAGTCCTGCTATAAATAGTGCTGTCAGCAGAACGATCATAGTCAGTAAGCAGTTCATAGCTTTGTGTGCCATTGACCGTGTTGTGTGTGTGTTCTTTCAACAAAATCGGCCAGTTACTGGCACGCATAAGGCTTTTGCCCTCGCGGTTGATAAATGCCAGCAACTGACGCGCAATCGGGTCAGTATTGCCGACAACCGTTGTCGGGCGCTCAAAGCCAGTAAAGTCAGCTACGTTCTGGGCTATTGTTAGCAGGCTCATTCGTTACCCCTTCTGCCAAGGTCTGCGCCGCAACGGCTACCTCAACAACTAGATCATCTTTTTTCTTGCTGGCCTCAACTTGCAGCTTGGCAATTTTTGCCAGTTCTACGTAAGGCTCACCAATTGCACGCAGGGCTGTCTCCTGTGCCGCTGCTAAATCTTCAATTGTATCAATGTCATGCAATTCAAGTTCAGTACGCCGTGGCTCGGTCATGCCCGGCAAATCTTTAAGTGAACTGCCTTTTTTCTTGGTCTTTTTCTTTTTGCCTTTATAGGCTGACCATGAATCTGGAAATCGTGTTAAATCCTCTGGCCGCGCTGGGCCTTCCCAGACATCGCGCACACCAGCAATTTCAATACGGCAAAAGTCTTTAACTACGCCGTTTAGCTCACGTTCAAAAAAGATACCTTTTTCGCTCATTCAATCCTCCCGATTGTATTAGAAAAAGGGGCAAGGTTTCCCCTGCCCCCATGTGATTTATAGTGGGAATGTGCAGATAATTTCCTTATCTGAAATATCCCCAGCGATTGCACAGACATTATCTGTAACAGCGCCAGAAACATCGAGTGTTCCATCGGCTGATCCAGACGGTGTCAACGGATCACCGTCAGCACCCGCTGTCAAAGCGATTGTCAATGTAGCTGGGCCAGTAATCTGGAACCATCCATAGGTTTCAGTTGCAATATTGGCTTGGATAACACCAGCGCCAATTTCTACTGAGTCCGATAGATCAGAGGTACAAACATTATTTTTGTACCCATCCAGTGTGTAGTAATAGGCCACTTCGCCTGCTACGCCATCCACAGCCGCACTTGCATCATCGTACTTCAAATATTTGTACAGCTTTGTGCCAGTGCTATCTATAACCGCGCCAATCGCACCCGGAGTAAACTCTGGAATGGTGGCTTGGTCTGTTGGTGTGATACCAAGAATTGCAGGAATACTCATAACAGTTCCCCTTTCCTAAGTGTGGATGACGCCTTGGAGAGCGCGGTTTGAACAAGTCAGATTTCCTGACCAGAACATTGGCGTTACCATAGCGTCTTGGTTGACGGACATTTTTGCTTCACCTGGAACAAAATCTCTTGAAGCGGCTACTTCCAGACGGAGATAGTCGGTATTCAAGAAATACATGCGATTTGTGTTACAGGATGAATCAAACACCACATCACTGTTTAGATACTGCAATGAGGTAAACCCAGAATTTGCCATATCATCTGATGTGATACGCTGGATTGCCTGCAAGCTGCCCAAAAATGCGGTGTATGCGTTAGTGCCAGCCATAACAAGATCAGGGCTGTCAGCGCCACGAACAAGCGACAGATAGATGGTGTTCATATCTGATTGCACGTTAGCTACACTAAATGCACTTGATGTTGCAGTTGTCTGGACGTTTTGCCAGAACGTAAATGTTGATGAATTGATACCACCAACAGTTCCAGTTCCAGCATCGGCAACAAGCAATTGCAAGCCGCCTACTTCTTTGCCTGATGTGCCTGTACCATCGCTGTAAAGCGAGGTTGACAAGCTATTCATCAATGACTTTTCAAGCACGTTGATGCGTGCCTCAAGAAGATTGATGATGGCCTCTGTGCCTGAGTTTTTGACTTGCTCAAGACCAGAGATTGTGACGTTACCAGCAAGCTGCTTGTAGTCAAAAACGGCTGCTGACAGTACATCAGATGGCGAAACATCAAGTGTTTCATAACCGCTATAGAACTGCACAGTTCCATTATCGGCATACTCAAGTTCACGGACAATATCACGCCCTGTTACGGATGTTTGATTGCCATTTTCGCGCAAGCGCCGCAACAGTGCGTTGTGGTTGCTCACGTTATCTGAAAGTGTGCGACTACGATTTCGTAGCGTAGTCGTTACAATCTCGGATAGGTTTGGACTAGCCATCGCTAATTCCTTCCATTTTCAAGTTGTCTAATTGATGCGTTGATAGCATCACGAATAGACGCATTAGCGGGGAGTGCTTGTGCGGCTGGTGTAGCACTGCCTCTTACCTTTGACCGTTGTGCTTTCTTTGCTTTTTTAACTGCGTCCGTTTTCACAGTTTCCTGTGATTGGGCTGCTGCTAAACGCTTTACTTCTGCCTGTCTCAACTCTGGATCGGCATAGACTGCCATTTCATAAGCTGATGCCAAATCGGTTGCATTATTGCTGCTGATTAATGACCCCATCACGCCGCGCACCTTTTCAAAGTGCGGATGCGCCGGGTTGCCATTGGCGTCCGTTTCTGCTGCAAACTGGTCAATAAAAGACTGTGTGCTTGCCTGCACGTTGCTCTGCTGTTGTGTCTGTTGATTCTGTATAAAGCCAGTTAGCTGGGCTACTTGCTGCTGTAGGGCTTTTACTTGCGGGTCTGCAAATTCATCCTCTGCCGCTGGATCGTTACCGATTGCGTTTGTATCCACGCCATACTGGTTTGCAAGCCAAGCAATAGCGTTTTGAGGGTCTTTTCGCAGATAGTCATGTGCGGCTAACAGTTGCCTGACAGCACCCACATCGTCCATGCCAGCACGCTCAAAGTCACCTTTAAACGGCTTCATGATTTCGTCAAACGCTTCCTGGCGCTTTCGGTATTGTGAAATCGCCTGCGTTTTCTTTGTGTAATCGCCTTCTAAATCCTTGTAGCGCTCCATGAACATATGCTGTGCTGGTGCGTCTAATGCTTCAAATTTAGCGGCAAAATCTTTCGGCCAATGGTTTGGCGCTGGTAATGCTTCTAGTTCAGCAGCTTCGGCTGGTTCTTCTTCATCTTCAGCCTCATCATCGTCACTGGCTTCATCAGGCTCATCATCAGCCTCATCAGGCTCTGGCGGCTCTGGCAGTGTGTCTGCCTCTGCTTCTGGCGCTTCTGCCTCTGCCTCGCCTTCAAATCCTTGTAATGTCTTTGCCAGTGTTTCCGCTACTGTTTCGGGCCTCGCTGGCTCCGCTGCTGGGGTTGTGGCCTCAACTTCAGGAGTGCTATCAAGCTGCATTTTGTTTCCTTTTAATTAAATATTTTGTCCTGTTCGTTGCCGACTTCGACAAATTTGTTTGACCGCAGAAATTCGCGGTGCTGTGAACGGCTGGTGATCCAGCCACGATCTTTCATGTTCTGATACGGCTCTATGTCCCGCATAATATTAAAGCCAGCGTTTCCGCTGGCTTCTGACTTCTCTATAAGTTTACCGTCTCGATAGACGTATGTTTTCTTGCTCATCGTTGCAGCATCCTGGCTGCCACTTGTTGCATTTCTGCATCCATCTTTCGGCGCGGCTTATTTAACGTGCCAATAGCAGTCATCAGTTCAGGGAATATCTTGGAAAGCACTGCCGCCAGTGGGCTGTCTAGTGCCTCGCGCACGATTTCTTTTTCTTGCTCTGACAGGCCTTGATAGGCGGCATCAGCAGCGGCTAGATCAATTTCCATTATGTAAAGTCCCTTGGATTTCCAAATAAGCCCATTGTGTCAGCCTGACCGGGCTGGGTCATATTGCGGGTTTGCAAAAGGTCAACCAGCGTGCCTGTGGCATAGCCATAGGGGTTGTACTGATTGCCAAAGCCTGAATAGGCATAAAATGGGTTTTGCAGATAATTGACTGCCAGATCATCGCTTACAGGCGGCGCTTCATCTATAGGCGCTTCCTCTTGTCTAGCCTGCAATGCCCTGACTAACGGCTCATCAGCGCCATTACGCTGGTCATAAAATAGCTGTTCATCTACTGACATAGAATTGTTAGGGTCTAATCCTGGGCGCCCTGTGTAAACTTGTGTCTGCCCAAAAAATGGCAGATCAGGGCCAAGAGAGTTATAGCCACCTATTCTGCCAGCATCGTCAGCAAAAAAGCCTGCAAGGTCTGTTGTAGGTATTCCGCTTGGCTGTTGTGTTTGCGCCGCAATGATATTACGCGCAACCATGTCATCACGCTGTTCTAAATCACGCTGTTGCTCTCTGGTCAACCCAGCAAATGGCCTTGGCCCTCGCCCACCTCTGGACTGATCCCCAGCATAACTACCGCCACCCATAACAACTTGCGCTGTCAGATCAGTAATAGGATTGCCCGAACCCATATCATCAGTACCGCTGCCTAAAACTGTAGACGCTGGTTGCAATTCGACTGGCGCAGAATTTCTGTTACGCTGTTCAGCTTGTGCTACGGCAGCGGCTCTTTCCTCTGCCGCTGTTTGTTCATATACGCCAGCAGCTACATCACTTATAAAATCATCAGTGTTGCCGCCATAGGTGTTATCAATAAAACTTTTCTCACGCCCAGCCATTTCTCTAGGGTTAGAACGTTCAGGCTCATTACCGCCGCCACCAGACCCACTATCGCTGTTAAAGCGTATGCGATTTTCAATTAAGTAACTGCGAACCATGATTTGCCTTTCAATGACCGCCTGCCTTGGCCGATCACCCCTGTACCAAAAATACCGCGTAAATGTTCACGTCCTTCACGCACGATTTCTCTAACACCGCCAAACGGCGCTATAAAATCAATCAGCCATAGGTTTTTGCCAGCATCCCAATCTGTTGGCTGGATATACCTTGTGCCATCCAGATAGCCAGCTTCTGTTTCTTCGTTAAACAAAGCCCATGACATATAGCCAACAGGATAACCGTCATGCTCCCACAGCCTGAACTGCTGCAAGGCTACCGGGGGCAAAACCACCCTATGAATATCTGCAATATCGTGCGCCTGATGCGTTTTGCTCTGACCCATTAGCCAGACAATCTTGCCTACCGCCTCGATGTTCTTCATCCGTTTGTAACCACTTTGGCTGCGTCAATTTCTAGCTTTTGCTGTTTAAACTGCTGGTCTGCCTGCGCCTTTTGCTGATCTAGCTCCAAACGTGCAACTTTGACTTGTGCATCGGCTGCTGCTTGCTGTGTTTGTGCCTGTACCTTTGCCGCCTCAACCTCGATTAGCTTATCTTGCGGCGTTGGCCCTGCTTCTTCCGGCGCTTCTATGCTTTCTAGCGTTTCTTCTAAATCCCTAGCGCCAGGGAAGGCTTTTGCCGCAAATAACAGCATTTGCTTGGCCTGATCGAATCCGACTGTGCCAGATGATACCATCGGGCCAATCGCCTGCATAAACTGCGTCATGGCAATCAGGAAATCTGTACGGCTCTTTTGTTCAGATGCACTATCAACCGCAGCGCTTTCATCTGTATCAATCGACACACGATACTGACGCAAACGCTCATCCTGTATCACTGCCACCATTTCAGGTGTGATAGCTATGCCTGTTATGCGTGAAAGCAATGATGGCTCTAGGTTTTCAACCATCATTTCGGCTTTCATTTCCATGATGCTATCGAGGAATTGCTCAATACGCCGCTGACGGTTTATCAGGCGCATGGCGCCAAACTGGCCTTTGATGCGCTGTGCTGTTGCTGTCTCACGGCTGGCTGAATTGCCGCGCATGATGTCAGATATGCCAGTAATCTCGTAAATGGCCTGTATGACAATCTGGCGTGATTGATAAAGCTGGGCTAATGCCTTGATAATATTATCAAGTGGGGCTTCCTGCATGACATTGGCTAACCCGCCGCCAGCTTGCAACATTGCCATGTTATCGACTGGAACAAACTCATTGTCTGCTGCTGTGGCCAGGCGTTGCAGTTCTTGAAACGATGCGTCATACACACCGCGCCGTTTTAGGGCTTCAGTCAGGTTTGCAATGCGCTGTGTAATCAGATCAAGTTCAAATAGCTGATCCTCATAGCTTAGAATCTCTGGCACAGGCAGCGTGGTATCTGTTGTGCTAATTGCATAAAGCGGCTCTGGAATAGGCCAGAAACCTTCTAAATTGTAAGGATCGTCAAATTCTTCAAGCAGTTCATCATAGTCATAAGCTATAAATATCTGCTTGCCGCTGCGCTTATCCCAAATTTCCCAGATTTCGGCCATATCCGGCATTTGGTTGTTATCATACATCGCGTCATCACGCTTATATGTCAGCGGTATCATCTCGCCCTTGGCGCCGTAATAATCAACCAGTTCCTGGCGTGTCATCAGGTGCCTGAAACCAATCCAAGTCACATCATCCCAGCATCTTGCTGGTGACATGACAAAATCGCCCCAATGGACGTATTCACAGCGAATTGACTGCTCACCTATATATTCAACAGGATCACCTTCAACAAATGCGCCTTGCGGCCCCATTTTGACTGCGGCCTGGTCAACTTCATTGCCATCTGCATCCACAAAGGCCTGACCGATAGGCACCTCGCCCATTTGACCGGGCGCAACCTCACCGATGCCCATGACATTGTTAGCCTGCACAGGAATCTGCTCTGGATCGCCTTCAAGCAGCAATGGCTCATAAACCATACGCATGACACCGCGCCCGACAATCAATTGATCCTCGATTACGCGCCTGACTGCTGCATCAAAATTATATACGTCTAGCTGATACTGTAATCCGCGCTCAATAACGGTTGCTATTGATCTGGCTACAGGATCGCTGTCTTTAAAGCGTCTGGATACACGCGGCTTTGGCGTTTTGAAGTATAAAGATGCTTTTAACGTATCAACATTGGAATAAAAGATATTCATGCGTGTTTCGCGCATTGCCCGGTCAGGGCTGTCATCTCTGTAGCGCTCAATAATGTCAAAGCAGCGATCACGCCAGCTTTCTTCAAATTTACGCGCTTTTCTAATTTCGTAATTCCAGTATGCCGCACGATCACCCTTTTTGGTGGGTTCGCGGTCAAATGTGTAGGAATCTACCATTATTACATTCTCCAACCCTGCGGCTTGGTTGCGTTATCTAGGCCTGCCATCATTTCGTCTATCGTTGCTGGCCGCCAAATATCTTCCTCAATGTCAGGAGCGCGGCGCTGATAAGGTCTTGCCATGCACGCATAGCGGATTTCATCAGCCGCGTGATCTTCCTGCGTAGTGTCAATATCCTCAACTCGATGCTTATCATGTGTAAGGACAGGAAGGGTGCGTATCGTGTCAGTACATTCCGTAGATACATAAAGCATCGGTATGCCATCATCACCTATCAGGCGTTGTCGCACCTGATCCCATCCTGCTACGCGGCTATTATCCGCACGGCGAAACTTCACACCCATTTTACTAAGGCGCTCACCTATCGAGGGGCCGCCATCAAACTTCCATATGCTTGGATCGCCTACACTAAAATCGATGCGCTCACCGCGTTCACGGCTTCTAATGCCAGCGCCAACTTCCTCTGCTGTCATCCGCAAGCCCACATTCGGCCTGCCTGATGAGCCGTACCATTCGCGGTAACGCACCAAGGCGCCGTCAGGTATGTCATCATGGCCGTCTGCGACAGCCCACCACCCCACGGAGAAAGGTGACGCGCTGCCCCAGTCGAATGATCTGAACTTTGTCCAGTTAATAGGTATTTCAAACGGCCTGATTACATGCAGATCACGTTTCCATACATCGCCAAAGAAGCTGCCAACAACTAAATCCCAATCGCCTTCACGCAAAGCACGGCCAAGTTCTTCAGGCAATGCGCTAAAACTAGAGGCATATGATGGGTCAATAAACTTATTGTCCGTCATCTTGGCCGGGATATACATGGTCAGCCAGCCCTTGTCAGACGGGTTGTTTGGATCACGCATTGTGTGATCGTAGAAATAGCTTTCCGCTGGCGCTGGATCAATATATAGCGCCTTTAAAAAGTT